GCCTATTCACCGCAAGTTTTGTGGTAACTGGTTCGGCGCAGAGTGGGATGGTGAGACGCATCGCTTCAATGCTATCGCCGGCTTGTGTGATGGCAGGGCAGCATTCAAGTCTAAGTACAAGCCGTCTCCACATGCTGATTACTGGCGAAAGAGAGGCGTTGTAACTAATAAGGTCGTCCCTGGCTTGGGCCCTTCTTATGGTGTGCCCAAGTACACGCCTGAGAGGGTTGCGTTGAAAGCAGCCACTCTCAACCGGAACTCCACCTTTGACGAGGGTCTCCTGGCGGAGTGTGCAAACGCTTTCATTGATGATATCCTGTCCCGGCTAGACCCAGAAGAGCTCAAGCATGTGCATCCATACCCACTGGACGATGCTATTACTGGTGCCGACGGCATCAAGTTCGTGGACAGTATCAATATGTCCACGGGTGCCGGTCATGGCTACACTGGGAAGAAGCGTGACGTGTTCGCAGACAAGGTTCAGTACGCCCGGCTTATGAGCCGCATTGAGGAGTTGGATGACAGCTACAAGAAAGGCGAACCGCGTGGCGTTATTTATACCACGGCCCTGAAGGACGAACCCATCAGCGCGGAAAAAGCCGCAGCAGGCAAGATTCGCGTTTTCTTGATGAGTCCGGTAGACGCTACCATTGTCATGCGTAAGTACTTGTTGGGGTTCTGTCGGTGCGCTCAGCGTAATCCGTTCGTCTTCGAAAATGCTGTCGGCATGAATGTCCATTCTGAAATGTGGACTCATATTCACGCCTACATCACAAGCAAGGGTGGCCCAAACCGTATTATCGCTGGTGACTACAAGGACTTCGACAAGTCACTCATTCCAGTGCTGCTGGAGCAAGTGCGGCGTGTCATTGTTACATTGTGTGCTAAGTCAGGGAACTACAGTGATGAGGAACTTGCCGCTGTCGCTGCCCTATTGGAGGACACAATCAACCCAACTGTGGACTTCTTTGGCACCTTGCTTGAGCTATTCGGCACCAATCCC